CTGCTGTTCAAACGGCGGCAAGCTAATGCTCTGGGGTGGCGTAGCAGATAGCGGCGGGCTGGAGCTGCGCCGCGAAAGCAATGGGGGTGCCCGGTTGACCGGGCGCTTTCCCTATAACAAGCCTGCGGTTCTCAGTGACGGCGGACGCAAAGGCCGGCCCCGCAAGGAAGTGATTGCGCGGGGTGCCTTCAACTATCGCGTGGACGATCCGGCAGAGGATATTCACCTGCTAGTCGGGCATGACTTTGGCCAACCCCTTGCCAGTAAATCCACAGGCACCCTGACATTTCAGGACACGGCAGCGGCGCTGATATTCAAGGCGCTGATCACCCCGGACGTGGCCGAAACCGCGCACGGGCGCGATGTGCTGGCGCTGATCGGCGCGGGCTTGACTGTAGGCATTTCACCCGGCTTTCGGATACCCCCGGAAAGGGCGGTTCCCAATGCTGAGGAAATCACCGAAGAGGAGGACCGGCCCGAAGAGGGTATGCACCGGGCAATCATCCGCACCATCCTTGCGGCCTTGCTCTATGAAATGTCGATCGTCTGTAAACCCGCGTATCCCGAGGCTCAGATTGAGGCCCGGAATTGGGCAACACCCCCGCAATCCCGCGTGTTCCTGCCAAAGCGGCACCTTCAACGCTGGAGGGCCTGAGCGATGGCAGAGACGCTTTATCAAACGGAAACCATCCCCGACGCCTATCCCCCCGCATACACCGGCCTTTCTGTTGCTGCTGCTGCGTTGGACGTGGGCTTTCTGTGGCAACGGATAGAGACTTACACGGCACGGCGTTGGACACCCCGCAACGTGACTTGGCTTGTGCGCGGCCCTGGCGATTGGGTGCCCCCGCTATCCCCCGCGGCGATCGTCCAGGGCTATCTCTGGAATGGTGCGGATTGGGCCGAGATTACCTTGGCCCCGGCCCCGCTTGGGTTCGATCTGCAAGACGGACGGTTCAAGATTGATTGCATCGTTGGCGCTGCAAACGCGGCCCCGGCGGCGGTGCTGGAGGCGTTCCGGCGCTTGGCTGAATATGTGGCGGCTGAGGCGGCAGGCGTTCCCGGCGCGTCCAGTTATTCGATCGATATGGGCCAACTGTCTGAGAGCATCACCCGGCACCCCGCCTTCATGGCGCGGGCACTGGATAACAGCGGCGCGGCTGATCTGTTGCGCCCATATCGGAGGGCTTGAGTATGTGGCCATTTTCAAAACGAGCTGAGCCTCAAACCGAAAACCGATCGAGCGGTTCGGGCTATACGGCGGCAATCATGGCGGCACGGGAAAGCTATATCTCTGGCGCGTCTGGCGCGGCTGAGCTGACCGCCTGCGTTCAATCATGCGTCACGCTTTGGGAGGGCGCTCTGAGCCTTGCCGATGTGCAGGGCACCGACCTGTTGACGCGGCGCACAATGGCGCTCTTTGCGCGTTCTCTGGCGCTCAGAGGTGAGGCGGTTTTCCTGATCCGCGACACCCGCCTTGTGCCATGCACCGATTGGGAGCTTTCCACCCGCGACGGGGTGCCCCGTGCCTATCGGGTGTCTGTCTCTGAGGCAGGCGGCGGCACGACTGAAACCGCGCTGGCGGCTGAGGTGCTGCACGTTCGTCTGGGCGCTGATCCTGTCGCACCGTGGGCAGGACAAGCCCCCTTGCGCCGATCGTCCCTGACGGCCGGCATGTTGCAAGAGGTGGAAACCACCTTGCGCGAGGTTTACCAAAACAGCCCGATCGCGTCTCAGATTGTGCCGTTCCCCGAGGCGACTGGCACCGACCTTGATGCAATGGGGCGCGGGTTCTCTGGCAAGCGTGGCCGGGTGCTGATGCGGGAATCCGTGGCGGTATCGGCGGCAGGCGGCACGGCACCGGCTCAGGACTGGAAACCGCAAGACGTGACGCCAAACCTTCAAAGCGTTCTGCCCCGTGAAATGCTGGAGGCGGCGCGGGGTTCCGTCATGGGGTGTTTCGGGGTGCTACCGGCGCTCTTTGATAAAGCGGCACAAGGCCCCCTAGTGCGCGAGGCCCAACGCCATTTAGCGGGGTGGATGCTGCAACCGATCGCGTCACTGTTAGCTGAAGAGGCATCGGACAAGCTGGGCAATGAAATCGTGATTGATGTGATGCGCCCGGTTCAAGCCTATGACGTGGGCGGCAGGGCACGGGCTTTGTCCACCATGATTGAAGGGCTGGCACGGGCGAAAGAATTGGGCCTGTCACCGGATGAGGTGAACAAGGCGCTGACACTGGTAAATTGGGGCGAGGGCGACAATGCAGCATGATGAAGTGAAACCGGGCGACGTGGTGCAACTGAAATCCGGCGGGCGATCTATGACCGCTGGTAAAGATGTGCTGAACAATGCCAAATCGCTGACCTGCTATTGGTTTGAGGACGGCGAGCTGCGCAAGTCGGACGTGCCCAAAATGGCGCTGACCCTGATCACGCTTAGAAGCGGATTGTAAGGCCGCTACAGCGCCAACTATGGCACTAGCTAGGCAATGGGTGCGGAATAGGCATCAACGCGCCACATGGGCCGCACGTCGCGCCCTACGGGGCACCTACACCTGAATATGAGGGCTTGGCGGCGTATGTAACATAACTTAATGTTACGCTAGAAGCTATCTAGAGGTTAACCCCATGAAATCCGATCCGATGGACAACATCACGATAGTGCCGGGGCAGCGCCGCCCACCAAGCCAAGGACCGGGCAGCGGGAAATCCGCATGGGTGGCCTATGCCAACTACGAGGCTGAGAATAATCATTCCATCTGGGACATCATACACGATCAAAGCGCCACTATCCGCGACCTAAAGGCGGAGATAGAGCTGATGCGAAAGCAGATTGAAACCCGCAAGCCGAAAGGCGGCAGGCCACGGATCGACGACGCCAAGCGGGTGCGCATCGAGGCTGATCTAGAGGCGGGACATTCCAAGCGTAGCATCGCCGCGCATCACCGGGTTTCAGCTATGACCGTAGTGCGGGTTGCGCAGCGGGTTGCCGCGCGGGGTGCTGTCACTGCGGAAATCCGCAGTTAGCGGCTCACTGTAAGAATTTACAGTGACCACACCACAACCTATCGGCGATCGGCACCCCGTCAATCTATGTGACATAAAACCCGTTCCGCGCCAAACACCCGTCAAACGTGAAAACACCCCGCAAAGCAACCCGTTGCGGGGTGTTCTTCATCTTGCGCAACCCAAGCGGCACCCCGTTGCGGGTTGCTCTAGTTATTGCGGACGGGCGCGGTGTTCTTCAACCTTTGTCGTGAACGCGACTAGGGCTTCATTGAAGTCACTATCTGCGTCCCGCTGGGCCTGCATCACTTCAAGCAACATGCGTTGTTCAACTTCATCAAGACCACTGATCGCGTCACGGAACGGCTTTTCGCGTTCCTGTTCCCGTTGGTAGGAAATTGCCATGATCTTAGCATTGCCGCAGAACACCCAATCAAAAGACACCCCGCCCGTCATGCACCAAGCATAAAGGGCATCGTCTAAGAGGATTGAACCATCGTCATAAGAGATCGGCGGCGGTGGAAGAGCCAGCCATTCCGCAACTTGGATGAAACGCTCTTTTGCGGCGCTGTCGCTGTATCCGGGCAAGCCGGTATTGTTCCCCGGCGTGGGGTTTTTCTGAGCCATTGGATTTGTCCTTGTATGTGATTTGTCGTGGTGTAAGGTTGCACTAACAGGCTAGTGCAAAGCAAGCCCAAAAATGCAAGGTTACACCATGACCCCCGATCAGTGCAAAGCCGCTCGCGCAATGGCGAGATTGTCACAACAGCAGTTGGCCGATCTGGCAGACGTGGCCAAGGCGACGATCGCCAACTTTGAAACAGGCAATCGTAAGCCCTACAAGCGGACACTGGACGCGCTGCAGTCAACATTGGAAGCCCGGGGGGTGCAGTTCACCCCCGATGGGGTGCAGACTAAGCGGGCAAGCTGATGGCGTCCGCTCAAGTCAACATGAGGGTGCCCGATGAGGCCCGTGAAATCCTATTAGCTGTAGGGGCCCGGCTCAGGGCCGACCCTACCTTTGCCGATCAACTGCAACGGTTCCTTGATGGCGTGGGCGACAAAAGCCTTGCCGATCGGGTGGCGGCGCTGGAGGCGCGACTGGACGCGGTGGAAGGGGGCACCCCATGACAACCCCGAAAACACCCCGCAAGACGGATAGACGGCCAACGCTGACTTTGAAGGGCGATGAGTTCGGCCCCGAGTTTCGGGCACTGTTGAACAAGGCGGCAAAGAAGGCTGGCAAGACACAAGCCGCCTTTGCGGCGGACGTTCTGGACCGTGAGGCTCGCAAGGTTTTACAGGGCACCCCGATCGACAACCCAGCGGACACCCCGCCAACCCCGGCAGTTTTAGATCGGGTAGAGAAAACCGATAAGCTGGTGGCCGATCTGGCAGAGCAGGTGCGCAAGCTGACTGAGCTTCAACAGCGGACATTCTGGCAGAGATTGAGGGGGGCAATTAGGTGAGACACAAGATCGAGTGGACGGACACTCCAGTTAGGGCGAGCGTCTATTGCGTCAACAAGCGGAATCGCGCATTATAGGCATTATAAACGAGGAAACCCGCATCTGCGTCAACAGAGCGGGCCCCAAATTACAAAAGGCTTAGACGGACTTTTGCGGCATTTACAAATCAAACCTAGTCCAAGAGCTGGGGAGTCGCAAGAAAAAATCCGTCGGAGGCCCCTAACTAGGAATCGGCTTTGAAGGTTTATTTTGATACATGCGAGCAACAAATCCCACTTTATCTGCGACTTGATACGCGCCACTTGTGGCCCGAAATTCAGCAGGCGTTAGGGCTAGATCACAAAAAACATGCGCCTATCGCTGCGGCAATCTACGAAAACAGTCTTGCCGGATCTGCTACATCATACAGCCGCCGCAACGTCCCTGCTCGCAATGGTGACTGCAACGGCATCCTTACTCGCAAAAATATTATCGGCTGTGTTGATCGGCTGGAACAGCTCGGCTTTGTCGAAAACATGGTTCAATGTCCCGGCGGGCGCGGCTGGCGCAGTGCGGCGCGGGGCAACAATGCGCTGGCACTTCTGATGCAAACGATCATCCCTGACACTGGCAGCATTCCGTTTGTCATGCCCCAAAGGGCGGCGATCATACGGGATGCGGATGGGCAGGAGATACCACCCACTAATCGCGCAGCGTTTGAACGGATCGAAAAGCCTATCTGGGCTGTTAATGAAATGCTGCAAGGCACCGATATTCGGGACGGCAAGGGATTTGATATTCGGACACCCATGCGGCGGGTGTTCAACAGAGACACACATCACGGCGGGAGACTTTACGGAATGGGCAGTATCGGCTGGCAGAATATCCCGCGCGATGAACGGCATGATACTACGATCAACGGTGAGCCAACCATCGAGTTAGACTTCAAAGCCATTCACCCGCACATTCTCTACAGCGAAAGAGGCCATCCAATCCCGAGTGATTGCTATGATGTAGGGAATTGGCCGCGTGACCTAGTGAAGCTCGCCTTGCTCGTTCTTATCAATGCAGAGACCTTGGGAGAGGTTGTAACCGTCTTGGCAAATTCGGACGGTGAGAAGATCACCCGCGACGAAGAAGGCGGCATCATTGACGTGACAACCGAACGGCGGCTGATGAAGCAGATCGCGGGCAATGACTACAGCAAGGCAATGGCGTTTGCACATAAGCTCGTGCAGGACGTGAAAGACCATCACGCGCCGATAGCTGATGACTTTCACACCGGCGCAGGCATTAGATTGATGAACAAGGATTCAGAAATCGCAATGCATGTACTGACTAGCCTGACCAAAATGGGCGAGCCTGTCCTTGCTGTTCACGATAGCTTTTTAGTCCGCAGTTCCGTGAAGGATAAGCTGGAAGAAGTGATGCACCATGCAGCGGCTAAAGCAGGCTTGATGAACATCAAAATCGAAGCAAAAACCCGCCATTAATCGGCATCCCCAGAATACATGCCTTTTCCTATGTTACCAATGGCTTATCCTAATATGTTCCCACATATGGGAGAGAGGCGGTAAACTGTGATTATAGGTGATAATGGATGAAGAGGATGATCGCGGCCCATTTCGGCTGGCGCAGCGATGAAAATGACGGCCAATTAAGCGGCGGGTTCGACAACAGCTTATAGGTCCAATGAATACCATCATCATCGCCACCCACACGCCTGCTACCATATGTGGGAACATATTACCTTAACCTACTGATAAGTCACGATAACCCATGTATTCCAATCGTGATGTGCTACCCGCTACCAGCAAATAACATTCAGGCAAGTAAGAGGATGCGGCAAAGCTAGCATAACAAGGCTATTGATAGCGCGTGCTATCATGTGCTATCATCGGGACATGATTAGGCCCGAGACATATACCCGACACCGTGAAACCGCTGACAGGCTGATAGCCCGATACGGCGGCGGCGCTGTGCTAGTTCAAAAGGGCGAGTTGACAGGCCCGAGCTATGATCCGGTCCAAGGCCCGGATGTTGAGACGCCCGTGCGGTATATCGAAACGGGCTACCAAGTCGGCTTGCATGACGGGACGCTGATTCAGACAGGCGACGTGCTAGGCGTGATGGCCGTGCCTATCAGCGTCACACCTCTTCCCGTGGACAAGCTCAGGATAGATGGCCTTGATCATTCGCTCTTCGATGTAAGGCCAATCCAGCCGTCGCCCGACGCGCCCGTGGTGCAGTTCTCATTTCAGGCCCGGCGCTGATGGTCCCAATGGCGAAAATGTTTTTGCCGGGGGGAGTACGAGGGGGGGAGTTTCCTCTTCGCGCTGTGCGGCCCCAAAACCCAAAAAGGGCACCCCGAGAGACAGGGGGCAGGCCATGAAACCCGCCACGAAAGCAATCCAGTTCCTTGAAACCCTGAGCATCCCCGAGGGACCGGCGGCGGGCAAGGCTGTGAAGCTGGCCCCGTTTCAGCGGCAGTTCGTCAAGGGCGCTCTGGACGACAAGGTAAACGTGGCGATCCTATCGATCGGCAGGGGCAATGGAAAATCCGCCCTGAGTGCTGGCATCGCCTTGGGTGCTTTGCTGGGGGAATGGGATAACCAACCCCGGCGTGAAATCCTGATCGCGGCTCGCACCCGTGACCAAGCCCGTGTCGCTTTTGACTTCGTTTGCGGGTTCGCCCGTTCGCTGTCTGACGAGATCGGCGGGCAACTGAAAATCCGACGTTCACCCCGGCTTGAAATAGAGTTTGAGGGCGACGGCGGCGGGCACTTTCTGCGGGCGATCGCGGCTGACGGCAAGTCGGCTTTGGGTTCTGCCCCTACCTTGTGCCTGCTAGATGAGCGTGGCCACTGGCCAATGGATCGGGGCGACGATCTAGAACACGCGCTGCTGTCTGGCTTAGGCAAGCGTGACGGCAAGGCGCTGATTATCTCAACGTCTGCGGCGACGGACTCGCACCCGTTCTCTGTCTGGCTGGATAACCCCGGCCCCGGCATTTTCATTCAGGAGCATCGGCCCGCACCGGGCTTGCCGGTTGACGATCGGGAAAGCCTGCTGGAGGCTAACCCCGGCGCAAAGCATGGCATCGGTTCAAGTGTCGATTGGCTGGAGGCTCAGGCCAAGCGGGCGATCGCACGGGGCGGTTCTACGCTGACAAGCTATAGGCTCTACAACAGAAATGAGCGGGTTTCTGGCGAAAGCCGTGACGTGCTGCTGACTGGCGACGAATGGCTTAATTGCGAAACCGCTGATCTGCCACCCCGCGAGGGGCAAGTTATCGTCGGCATCGATCTTGGCGGTTCTGCATCCATGACTGGAGCTGCCTTCTATTGGCCGACGACGGGGCGTCTAGAGGCTCTTGGCACCTTCCCTAGCAATCCCGGCCTTGCCGATCGTGGGGCGTCTGATGGCGTCTCAGGGCGCTATGTCGAAATGCACGATCGGGGCGAGCTGTCCGTTCTGGGCGATAAAACCGTTCCGATTGCCGCTTGGCTTGGCGAGGTGCTGGAGCAAGTCGCGGGCGAGAACATCGGCGCAATCATTGCCGATCGGTTCAAACAGTCTGAGCTTGGCGAGGCTATGGACCGGGCGGGCATCCGTGCCCCGATCGTATGGAGAGGCACCGGATGGCGCGACGGCGGTGAAGATTGTGAACGGTTCCGGCGGGCGGCGTTCGACGGCAAGGTGAAATCCCGCCCGTCTCTGCTGCTGCGTTCCGCCTTTGCCGACGCTGTCGTGCTGAAAGACCCGGCGAACAATCTGAAATTGGCTAAGGCCCGTTCCACCGGGCGCATTGATGCGGTGCAAGCTGCTGTCATTGCGGTTGCTGAGGGCGCGCGGCGCGTGGGTAGGCCCGCGACCAAGGCACGGGTGGCGACGTGGGTATGAATTACAAACGCCATAGCGCCGCTGTGATCCGCTCTAAGCGGTGGAAAGGGCTGAGGCTGGAGGCTCTACGGCGCGACGGCTGGGCCTGCGTCCAGTGCGGTGCCAGCGGGCGCATGGAGGTGGATCATATCCGCCCCGTCCGTGATGCGCCTGAGCGGGCCTTCGATCTGAGCAATACCCAGTGTCTTTGCCGATCGTGCCACACCCGGAAAACCCGAATTGAATGTGGGCACAAGCCTGCGTCACCCGACCGCCTGAAATGGCGTGAATTAGTCGCTGATCTGGCGGCATCCCCTAACGAGCATAAAGGAAAACACCATGCTTGATTCTGTTAAAATCCAGCGGCGGCAATCTGAAATCCGCCAAAACCTTGCCGATCTGGTGGGCAAAGACACCCCGACCGACGACGAAACCCGCTCGATGGAAACACTCGACACGGAATATCGCACTAACGAAACCCGGTTCCGGGCGGCGCTGGTGGCTGAGGATAGCGAGCGCCGCGCGGCTGGCGACGAGCTGGAAACCCGTTCTGACCGTGAATTTTCGGACATGATGGCAGGCTTTGAAATGCGCCAAGTGGCCCTTGCTCTGGACGAGGGCGCGGCCCTTTCCGGGCGAACGGCTGAAATCGTGCAAGAGCTGCGTTCGCAAGGCGGTTTCCGTGGCATCCCGATTCCGTGGCAAGCTCTGGAACAACGTGCTGGTGAAACCATCGCGGGCGACAATGCGGACCCGATCCAGACGCGGCCTATCATCGACCGTCTATTCCCCGGCTCTGCTGCGGCCCGCATGGGTGCGCAATCTATCAGCATCCCGCAAGGTTCTGTTGAATGGCCTGTTGCTACCGATGGCGCAACTGTTGGCTGGCAATCAACTGAGACGGGCAACGTGGGCGCGGCTGCGGCCTATAAGACGACTGACAAGGCGCTGTCACCTGACAACACTTTGGGCGTTCAAATGAAGATCACGCGCAAGGCTTTGAAGCAATCCGGCGCGGCTCTGGAGGCTGCTGTTCGTCGTGACATGAACGCGGCGATCGGTGCTGAATTGGACCGGGTTGTGTTCCTTGGCTCTGGTGCGGCCGGGCAACCATTGGGCGTTATGACCACACCGGCCACCTATGGCATCAATTCAACGGCTGTCACGGCGGCTGCGGATTGGGCGGCGTTCCGTGCTGCTGTGGTTCGTTTCATGGCTGGCAATGCGGCGGGTTCGCCGGATGCTGTGAAGCTGCTTATCCGTCCCGAGGTTTGGGCCTTCATGGATGAGAGCCTAATCAGCGGCACGGCTGTTTCCGAATGGGACCGGATGCTTGCTAATATCCCGGCGGCAAACATCGTTATGACCACAAACGGACTGGCGGCACCTACTGCGGCGTTCAAACCTACAAACGCGCTGTTGACCACAAACGCGGGCGGCGTGGCCCCTATGTTTGTCGGAATGTGGGGCGCGGTGGATCTGATCCGCGATCCGTTCTCAGATGCACAATCGGGCGGCTTGCGTGTCACGGCACTGGCGACAATGGACGTGACCGTGGCCCGTGGCTCTCAGCTTGAAATGCTGACTGCTGTTCAAACGGCGGCAAGCTAATGCTCTGGGGTGGCGTAGCAGATAGCGGCGGGCTGGAGCTGCGCCGCGAAAGCAATGGGGGTGCCCGGTTGAC